GTGCGGCCGCTGTCTTTGGGTCTACGTTGTTGCCGACTTCGCGAGTTTTGTCTTTGTTAGATCTTGCCTGTTCTTTTTTGTCAACTTGATTAAACGCTTGTTTTACATTTGGTAAATTTAATATGTCTTCTAGTTTTTTTGTCATGCTATCTATTTACTTACGTGTACCTTGATGAAATAGTTGTTCTTCTGAAACAACTCTGAATCCAATTCTTCTTTGTTTGGCGTAGGCAGAAGCAGAAGACCATTTTGCCTGATTTATCACTACTTGTTTTTTCTTTGCCATGCTCTTTCCTGCTTTTTCCATTGTTGTTTGATTCATCGGTTTTACTTCAATCATTTCGGCGTGTTTTTTTCCATCTTTGTCGACGTAGACAAGAAAAAAATCAGGCACATAAATTGTGTACTTTCCGGTAAACGGATGTCTGTAAGGTATTTTGATAGACTCTGATGCCCATTGGTAAACGTTTGGGTGCTCATCGCATAGTCTCATAAAAGAATGTTCCCAACTTGATCTATAGGTTGGAGTCTTAGTGCCTACATATTTCGCAGGATTTTTTGGTGTGAATTTTCCTCTGGCAAATTTCATTATTCAACAACATTTCTTGAAACAAATGAATCAGTGGTCCTTTGATTTCTCACTCCTAATCTACTTGTTTTGTATCTGTTGGCATTTAAAATGACAGTGACTAGTTCACTTAAGACAACAGGTGACGCTTTAGTCAGTATGTCTAGTATTTCTTGCGAGGATACATTATCTATTTTGGCCTGCTGTAAAATAACATATGCGGTCTCTTCGGCCGGTTGCCTATCAAATCCTCTTTTAACAAAGAAGGCGATAGCCGCATCGTAATCGTTTTGATTGAACTGAAAGTTTTCTACATAATTTTTTGTTTTCAATCTTTCTATAGTTTTTTGAAAAGTGTCTTTATTTTTTTGAGGAAGGTTTGTGTAAAATTCATTCATTATATGTTTGCCTTTTCTGTTACTATGGTTACATCGAGATTATCTCGATTAATTTTGATATAACCTTCGGTGACTAATTTTGTAATATCACTTGTTGCTCTACTCCTGTATACTTCTTTTTGTTGGGTAGTTAGGTTAGCATAATTCAAATCGCTTTCTGCCACTGTGAGTCCTTGCCTGCTACCAATTAGTTTGTAGTATATACCTGCCGCAACTTGATCTTTTATTGCTTCGTTTGCCACTACAACATTGAAACTTTCGCTTGGAGAAAGATTCTGTGATAGGTCAATTTGAGAATTTTGTATTATGGGGGTACGAGATTTGTTTTTGTTTTTATCTATCATTCCATAAGCAGTTGCCGCCGCGGCACCTATTGCCACTGCCTGTGCTGAGGCATTTCCGATTGAGAAATTTCCTACAGGATTGGTTATTGTTCCTGCCTGTTTTCCAACATTAATTACGCCCTCTTTAACAATGCCTTTAAGTTCTTCTTTTACTGCTTCTTTGGCTTTTATTTTTTTGGCGTTGTTGTATGTATTAATACCTTTGATTATGGTGCCTAGTCCCACATTTCCTGTTCTTATGTCTCCGATAACCGATCCTATACCGTCAACAATACCACCTGGACCAAAAATAGATGTGGTGCCTCCTCCAAGTGCTGACAGCGGCGATGGTTCTTGATCGTAATGAATCGTTGCGAATCCAGTGGGTTGTGCGCCTTTTACAATTTTGCCTGCGGAATATAAAACTGTTTCGTAGAATATCTGCATGGCGTTTGACATCACACCACCCCCTTCGGCTTGGTCTAGGCTATCATGACTAAAACTTGCTATCCTAGGATTTATCAATGTGAAACTTGTAAATCTTTGTTTGTGTAATACAAAAATCTGCATACTTCTAAGTAAGGGTTTTTTGTTTCTTTGTTTTCCATCCATTCCGAATTGAGTCCGTGTAAGTTTTCCTTTGGCGTCATATAAGGTATCTTTAGTTGAACTTCTCAAACCTGTGCTGGCAACTGTCACTGAATCAACAATGTTGTATTCGTAGTATGCTTTCCAAAAGGCATTAACAGTATCTGCATGGTCATCATGGAAATTTATATTAATTGGTTCGTAACTCATTCTGGTGCTAACATAAGTTTTTTTATTGTACTGTTGTTTCTCTTCTAAATTAAAATTATATTTTGGTAGATCTATATTTTTGACAAGCATATTCAACTCGAGTTTTTGGCTTGTGTTAAATGCTTTTGTGAATGTGTCGTCATCAATATCAAAAACAACATGGAAAAGGAATTTTTGTTTTGGTAAAAGTTTATAGTTATCGTCGAGATAGAGTCTCGAGGCGTGTTGGTAATCCTTCATTCCTGGAAAACCGTTTGAAAAACCGTTCAAAAAATTGTTAATACTAGGCATACTTGTATATTTATGGTCATAAAAAAAGCGCCGTTAAAGGCGCTCTTTTTACTTTATAATTGCTTACGAAAGTTAGATACCGCCACCTGTTGAAAGTGCTCCAACAGTTCTTGTTACGGCTGAACCAATACCTGTACCTGTTGGTGTCTGTATTGCGTTATCGTATCTAATGTTTAATGTTATTGTTGCTGGCTCTGATGTGTTGTATGCCAATGTGTTGTAGTTGACTGCTTCAACATAAGAACCGTATAATTCAAAAGTTTCTAAGATACCCGGAGCAGAGGCACCATTTCCACCGTCGAGTACTTCAATTCTTGTAGTAAATTTGTAATCGATACCAGAAGCGGCACTTGCCTGTTCAAAGAAATCAAATTGTTTTTGTATTTGCTCACCGCACAATTTAGATACAGAGTTATTCACATCATCTCTTAGGTTCAATGTGATAGGTTCCCAAGTGTGTTTGCCGGCTATGTATACTCTAGAGTTGTAAACGTCTAGTGTTGTGTTCTCAAACGTTAAGTTTGGTCTAGTTACGTCTATAACCTGTTTAGTAAGTTCTGATCTTGGTGTTGTTACACCGAAGTTTTCGAGAACAACTCTAAACCTATACTGAAGTTTTGGCATCAACAAACCTTGTGATGCTGAACTCTGATCGTTTGCTAGTGGTACTGTAAATTTTGAAAGTGTCGAAATTGCCATATTGCTCCTTTATTTACCAGGGATTAGTTACCCAAGTTTGCTATCTCCCCTGTGTTTTTTATTCTTAAAGGTATGTAAATAAATTCAACCGATTTAACTGGTTCAATTGCAATATCCACATACAGTTCGTTTCTGTCAATTCTTGTAGGTGTGTTGTTTGAATCATCACATACTACTAAGAAATCGTATAATGCTCTTTGTCCTACTAGTTCTAACAAGAACGACTCGACTGCTTGTCTGATTTCATTTCTTGTCAACTCGTCGTTTGGTTCAAAGATAAATGGTTTTGCTATAGCATCTAATTGTGTCCTTAGATACGTAGTCAATCTAGCAACATTTATTCTGTCTAAGGCCGAACTTGATGATGTTTTTGTCAAGTTACCAAAGTTCACAATACCTGCTCCTGAGAAGAACGTGATTGGATTGATCTTAACATCAAACATTGAATCTCTTACCGATTCAGTTAATGCTATTTGATCGAACTCGCCTTCGGCATCAATGTAACCAACTGCTGTAGCGTTGTCAACAACACCTCTTCTTGTTCCGGCCGGTGCGAACCATGGGAACCCTATGTTGTCATTGTTGGCGAATGTTCTCAGCATCATGTGTGATGGTGGAACTACGATGTTGTTACCCGAATTGTCTGTGCTTCTTCCTGAAGGATAAAACACGCCCATATAATCACTGGCACTTACAAGACCATCTTCGCCGTTGTCTGTAGCACCCGCTGAGTTATTTGCCCAGTTAGTGATAGCAGTAGCATTTCCTTGTAATCTCATAGGTGTATCACCAATCACAAACGCTGTGTTGTTTCTGTCAGTGTTTAGATTGATCATGTTTGCCATTACCTCAGGATAACCAGGACAAGCAATTACGTTGAAGCCTCTTTGGTCTTCTCTTATTGCTTGGTTTGTGTCTATCTCTGATTTAAGTTGAGAAACAATAACTTTTCTCTGTGCCTTTCTTCCGAAAGAGCCAGAACCGTTGTCATTGTTGCTTGATTTAGTTACCCATCTGTCTGGATAGTACCCAGCAACAGATTCATTGCTGAATCTTGTGTTACCAAGTCCAGAACTTCCACTACCAGGATAGGCAGTTGTCGTGATGTAACTGTTTTTGTATTCTTTTACGTTGTAACCAGACCTTCTTGTGTTGAACAACAAGATTGATTTTGGATACAGAGCAGGATTCGGAGCATCCGGATCTATGAAACTGTCGCTTAAAAGATCTTTGATTGTTGAACCTGTGCCAGCACCAGAATTTCCATCAGCGGCTTTATCGGCTGAAGTGTGCCATCTAGCATCTGCGAAAACAATTCCGTCCTCTGTTGTTTGGTCTGTATTATCAACTAACACCCATTTAGCCGCTGTAGTAGTTACAGCAACACCATTGTTAGTGTTTGTTGAACTGACTGTGGCACTTGTGTCGTATTTGTAAAGTTTAGGATAATTTTCTAAATCACTAGTGTCAATCCATAAATCATTTGCTACAAGTGGAGTACCATCTGATTGTGTAGTTGGTTCAGTTGCTGAGAACTGTGGACCGTTTGGATCGGTTGTAGCGTATACTTCTTTGTAACCTTTCCAAGTAGTTCCATTGTGAACCATAATATCTGCTTCCAAGTTTGTGTTGTACCAAACAGTTCCATCTGCCGGCTCATTTGTTGGAGACGAAGACGAAGCAGTGTATGACAATCTCTTCCAGTTGGAAGCCATAATAGCCGCTGGAGTAGTAGAGTCTTCTGTGTCTCCTGCTGGCACGTCATATAAATTATCAATCAATGTTGTTGAATTTGCTGTGTAAGTTCCATAACTGTGAGCAGTGGCAGTTGAAAAACCTGCATCTGCCAATGGAGTTCCTGACACGTCCCACATCCTAAATTCACCACCTAGTTTGTGTTTGATTTGAATGGCACCTTTGTAATCACCTGAAGTGATAACTGATGCTTCTAGGTTCGTGAACCCAGCCGCCGCAAATGCTGTTACGAAATCATCTGCGTCACCTAATGTTGAACCATCTCCAGAAACCATTGTAACTGTCTTAGCAGTGTCTAACGCTTCTTGGTTCTTGATAGTTTCTTGAACTTTGAA